TTGATTATCAAGGACTCGATGAAATCAGAGATTCACATCGTAGGGAGGTAACTGCTATCCTGCTAGAAAATCAAGAAAGAGAACTCCGTGAGTCACAAGAGTTTCTTTATGAAGCTCCAACCATGGGTACCGCATCTAGCGGTAGCGGTGCTGGTTTTGGTGGCAGTGCTCAAGGATTTAGTGCTGGTCCTACTGCCGGTTTCGACCCAGTTCTGATTTCTCTAATCAGACGCTCAATGCCCAATCTGATCGCTTATGATCTTTGTGGCGTTCAGCCAATGAACGGTCCTACCGGACTTATCTTTGCGATGCGTTCACGTTATACCAATCAGAGCGGTGCAGAGACCTTCTACAACGAAGTTAATTCTGCTTTCTCCGGTCAGGATAGTGGATTTGATGTAACAACCGGATTTACCGGAGCTTCCGTTGGTATGGGTACAACTGCTCAAGGTGGAACTAATCCTTCTATTCTTGCCGCTAACCAGGCAAACAATGCTGGTGTTGGAGATGATCAATATAACGTTGGTCAAGGTATGCGTACCGATAGTGCCGAAGCACTCGGTGATGCTGCTGGCAATCAGTTCAATGAAATGGCATTCTCAATCGAGAAAGTCACCGTTACTGCCAAGAGCCGCGCTCTAAAAGCAGAATACAGTCTTGAACTCGCTCAAGACCTGAAGGCAATTCACGGATTGAATGCCGAAGCGGAACTCGCAAATCTTCTCTCCACAGAGATTCTTGCCGAAATTAACCGCGAAGTCATTCGTACCGTTTATAAGATTGCCAAGCCAGGTGCTCAGGCAAACGTTGCCACTTCTGGTACTTTTGACCTTGATGTTGACTCAAATGGTCGTTGGTCCGTTGAGAAGTTCAAGGGTCTGATTTTCCAGATTGAAAGAGATGCCAACGCTATCTCCCAGCAAACTCGTAGAGGAAAGGGCAATATGATCCTTTGCTCTGCCGACGTTGCTTCTGCGCTCGCAATGGCTGGAGTTCTGGATTATACTCCTGCTCTTAATGCTAACCTAAACGTAGATGATACTGGAAATACCTTTGCCGGTGTTCTTCAAGGTAAGTATCGCGTATATATCGATCCTTATTCTGCTAACGTATCACCTAATCAGTTCTACGTTGTTGGTTATAAGGGTTCCAGTGCTTATGATGCTGGTCTCTTCTATTGTCCTTATGTTCCTCTCCAAATGGTTCGTGCCGTTGGTCAGGACACCTTCCAACCAAAAATTGGATTTAAGACCCGCTACGGCATGGTCGCCAATCCTTTTGCCGAAGGTGCTACTCAAGGGCAAGGTGCTCTAACCACCAACTCTAACGTATACTACAGAAGAGTCAAAGTCGCGAATTTAATGTAAGGTTATTTTACATAGTACTCAAGGACCTCCTTTGGGGGGTCTTTTTTATGTCAATCCAAAACAAATAGTTCCACAATCATAAATCTTATTATACCCCATTTGCCTTGCTTTTTCATATTCGGTACAGTCATAAGCACCAATGAGTTTTTTCTGGAACAGCATACGATTATATCTTTTATTAAAGTTCTTATCGACATAATAATAAGAAGGTCCATTAACTCTTACAATCTTAAAACCATTTTTTTGATAGACATTCCCGTTAGAATATCTCCTATCAGCATAAGAAACAATATTGCCATAATAATCTTTTCTAAACCAGTTTAATAAGCGACTAAAACCACCAATCACATTTATTCCCATTTTATTGGAAAATCTAGAAAGTTCCCACTCATAATTTTTATTAAATCTAGACTTACAAAAAGTCATCACACAAACAAGTTCATTTTCATAAGTAAGACCAATCTTAACTTTACTTTTATCTTCCCCCTGTATATGATTTTGATTGAGAAATTGATTTTTTTGATGTGTGCCTATAATTATCTTTTTACATTTTCTGGCATATATTTTTTCATTTAGATTTAATTTACTTGAGATAATAGATTTGACAATATTCTGTTTGTATAACCACTCATCACTATAAAACTGCAAAAGTTGTATTCCTTGTTTTTCGCACATCAAAGTTTTATTTAAATGATATGATTTTCCTTTAATCAAACATTCTTTAGTCTCACTTGGTCGATATTGATGCGAATATAGTCCATTATATTCAATTGCCATTTTGTATTCCGGAAAATAAATATCCAATTCTTTCCCATTTAGAACAGAACGATTTGATTGAATCATCTTACCATCATAGATTGATTCAATATACTCGTATAAGGTATTTTCTTCTTTGCTTATTTTCTTAATCTTTCTTTCATAAGAGTTAGGTGGTCTAGTATCAATATCATAGACATTTAACCATCTGGATACTGTTGATTTGGTTGTTCCTAACTCTTCGGCAATATTTTCGCAGGTAAGTCCACTATCATATATCTCCTTTAACTTATCCTTGTCCGATAAAATAGTTACACTATAACTATTTCTTCTTCTGGAATCAATCAGATTGTGTATTTGATGTTTTTTAAGATACTTAACAACAGGAACAGTTGAAATATTGAGTTCTTGTGCGATTTGTTCTATGGATTTCTTTTGAGTGATTCTCTGATTGTATATCCATTCATAAGATTCTAATTTAATTTTTGACTCTGAAGAAATGGTTTTACTTTTTCTGGAGCAAGTGGAGTTCGCATACAATCTAAATCCATTTTCTGCGTATGTTTTATCAATAGAACATACTTCTCCACACCCACACTTACATCTTGGTATTGTTTTTTCCGTAATCTGATTTACAAGAACATATGCCCTTGTCCTCAAAGGAATAGAAGAATAATAAGAATCCAAAAATCTTGTATGTTCTTCTATCTGTTCTTTGAGACTTTTATTCAGAGATATTTTAATGAAGTTGGACTTATCCCAGTTTTCTTGAAGGTGCTGTATAAGGTTCATCAAACATTCCAGTCTATTATATATTATATCACTAAATACAAATAAAAATGACTTGCTCTTTTCCTCGTCAAATTGATAATAGAAACTTTTTATCACCGGTTGGATTTAAATTTACATTAGCAAAAGATCCAAAAATTGTTTTTTTCTGTAATTCGGCAAGAATACCAGAAATAACACTATCAACCAATTTACAACCATCATATCTCAAAGATATTGATGTTCCCGGAGATAAACTCACTTTTGGTGATTTAAATTTGAAGTTTATGGTTGATGAGAATATGGAAAATTATATGGCAGTTCATAAGTGGTTATATGGACTTGGTTTTCCAGAAACGGCACAACAATATAAAGATTTAATTACAATTAATAATGATATTACGCAATCTCAAGATCCCAAAAGTGCGTTTAGTGATGGAAGTCTTTTTATTCTAAACAGCAATTATAATACAACCGCTGTGATTAAATTTAAGGATTTGTATCCAATTTCTTTAAGTTCTTTAGAGTTTGATGCCACACAAACTGATATTCAGTACTTTACATCAGACGTGACTTTCAAGTATACTGTATATAATATTCTAGATAAAAACAATAAACCTTTATAATGTCAATTGATTTAGAAAACCTACAGGAAATGTGGGCAAGAGATTCGATTATCGATCCTGATAATTTACACGATGAATCACTCAAAATACCTCAACTTCATTCCAAGTATTATACGATATACAACACCACAACTCTTCTTCGAGAAAAAGCAAGAGAAACATACAATAGAGTTCATTTAGAACGCTATAACTACTACACAGGAAAGGCACCAGCAGAGGTCTATGTCGAAGAACCATTTCCATATAAGTTAAGAGATAAAGACGCCTTACAGAGGCATATGGACGCAGATGAGAGACTGAATAAAATTGATTTAAAAATAAGATATTATGATGTTGTGTTGAAGTTTTTGGAAGAAGTAATTAAAATGATTACGAACAGAAATTACTCCATCAAGAATGCTATAGATTGGCACAAGTTTGTAGCAGGATATAACTAAATAAAATTAAACTGTCGGTAGAAATGAAGACGTTTGTAGAATTTATGTCTGAATGTTATTTTTTACTTTCTGAAGCTCCCAAGCCACCAGACTATAATTATGAGGAAGCATTTGTAAGACTTTACAATTATTTAACAGGTAGTGAGGATCGAAAAAATCCACTTGGAAAACAAATGAGGAATCTTATTCAGAGATCTGCTGGAGACTCCGCTGAGGCAGCAGATGCAATGAATGATATAGTATCTCTTATTATTAAAGAAGTCGGTAATGCAGAAACAGATACTGATCACCCACTTCATTTTGATAATGCCCCAGACATTGGATTTACTAAAGGTAAAAAAACAGACGAACATAAACAAGCATATTATGAAAAATTGAATGGTCAAAAATATACTTTTTTAAATCTTATTGGAAGCAAAAGTGGTCGTAGTATGGGGGCAAAGGGGTTAATTGCAGTAAGAGCTGGAAATGAAAAAATACCATTAACTACTATAGGTGCAGAAGTTTATGGAAAATCATCAGACACCTCTAAAGCAGATGTTCTTTTTAAGGATAGAACTACTGGAGAAATACTTCATACCTCAAGTCTTAAAGATGTTGGAGGTTCTGTAGGTGCTTCTTCTGGTCCAGAGGAAACGAAAGGAAATTTATTAATGGGAATGTATGCTAGTTTAGATTCAAGACTTGAAAAAAAAGAAATCAATCAAAATGAATATGATGAGTTAGTAGAGAGAGGAAAACAACTTGCTAGTGAAATTGCTCTTAAAATGACAACAAAAGGATTATCTAAGGAAGAAGAAAAAAATATAATAAATCCCAAAATTGATAGTAGAAAACTTTTCAAAACAATGGGGGATTTTGAAAATTCATTTCCTGGTGTTTCAGAATATGTTGCTAAAGAACAAATAACAGGAAAAGGCAAATATGGTCAAGGTGTTGATAGTGTTCTTAAGACTAACAAGGGTGGTGAGTTAATAGAATTTCCAGAGTTTCTTTCTGCATTTGTAAACCAAAGATTTAGAACTAGTAAACATGGAGAAATGGGAAATGTGTCAGTAGCTGCTGATAATTTACGAGTACCGAAAGATGTGGATATACCTGAAGCAGACCCTGAATCAATGTATAAGATTACGGCGTCCAGATTGGAAATGAAAAGGAAGAAAGAGGGAGATAAAATTATTGCCGACCTTCAATCTGAACCTAATGTTGATACACCTAAATCAAAAACATTTGATCAATTTCAACAAGATACACAATCTACCGTAGCACAATCCGAAACATCAGTAGCACAAGCACAACAAGCACTTGCTGATGCCGAAACAGAAAGAGCACAAGCACAAAAAGAACTGGAAACAAATCCAGATGGAACTAGAACTTACTTACAGCATCAGGGACAAAAAAGAGCAAATAATCCAAAACTTAACGCAAGAATAGTGTCGGCCGACCAAAAAATACAAACTACAACTACAACTCTTGCCGATGTTCAGGCAAAAGCGGCACAAGCAAAAGAAAGATTAGCAGCACAATCCAAACCACAACAACCAGAGGCACAACAACAACCACAAACTCCACCACCAGAACCACAACAATCACAACAACCTCAACCATCGCAACCTACTGAACCACAACAATCGCAACAACCACAAACTCCACCACCAGAACCACAACAACCAGAGGCACAACAACCACAACCACAACCCCCACCCCAGAACAAAAAAGGAGAAAAAGGAATAGAAACTCCAAAGATGCAAAGACAAAGAGAACTAAGAGCAAGAATGGCTTCTGCTTATGATAAAAAAGTTGATGATGCTATAAATTCTTAAAAACAGTTTATAACTGTGAAATAAATACCTCTAACTGATATATTATGAATGTCTCATTTGGTGATATCAAAAAAGAATGAAGTTTATCTGTCATTGAATTGTAGTGAGGAAC